GAAATTCGAGACTCTGAAAAAGACAATTAAAGCGGGTTACGATAGTGGAATGACACAAACAGATGTTAGATCCATACTTCAGAACTTTGCAAATATGGCGAACAAGCGATTCGATAGAGTTGAGGGCGCTGAACCTGAAAGTCTCTTTGAGGCTTTAAAGAGAAATGTTAGCGGAATAACAGAAGGGGGCAAATTAACATCTGAAGATTTCACCTCATTAGTAAATATGCTTAAAAGTAATATTTTCGATAGATCTCCGATGCAGGAGAGATTCGAAACAGAACTTCGGGGGCTTGAAGCGCGAAGAGGTTCGATGGGACCAGCCATGTTCAAAACTAGTAGACAGCATCTAGTTGAGGACTTTCACAAAGAAGGCAAAACAGGTGGTCTCACAATGCAAGCTATTAATGCATCTATGGGGAAAGTTGAGCGAGAAAAAAATTTAAAAATCGCAGAAAATTTGCAAAGGGTTGAGAGGATTAGCTTGGCTAACGCCAAATCTCGTTTGCAAACGGCCATTGAAGTAAGGAAAGAAAATCTTAAACTACTCAGCGCTGACGATAAACGTCTTATGAAAGCTCAAGCTTTGGGGACTTTAGATGACAACTCTTTATTGGCTTTGAAGCAAAGAATAGAGATTCAAAAAATAGACAATGATTTAGCCTCTAAAAATTTAGACTTTTTAAATGCTCAAGGAGATGAGATGACTAGATTAAAAGTCGAGAAAGGGAAGATAGGGGATATTGAAAACGAAATATTAAATATAAGCAAAGAGGATTTAAAAGATAAAGATGAACTATTAAAGATAGTAAAGAAAATTTTTCACACTAACGGCTTGAATGATGATGTCGCTAACAGTATTAGCGAGAGCCTCATTATACAGCTTGATAAAAATGAAGACATAGCCGATGCTGCAAAAAATGTATTAACAAATAGGCAGGAAGAGACTAGAGAGTTAACTAAACAAACTCAACTAATCAAAGAGATACAATCTGGAACGGCTTTGACCGCTCAAACAGAGCTGTTTGGCCGAACCAATGCTGCTGGTGACGAAAGATCTAGACTTGAAAAAAACATACAATTGTTGGAAGCGCGTAAGGATAGAGCGACAGCTAATAAGAATGATCTTAGAGTGCAAGAGTTGACTCAGCAAATAAATTCTCAAAAGAGAGAGTTGGCGATAGTTGCTAATGTCGAACGCAAAGCCACCATTCGGTCGGATGCCAGAAATTTCTTTTCGGGAATGCCACAAGGTATTCAAAGTAGATTCCCAGAAGCAATGAAAGCTATGCAAAATCCTAATGCTGATCCCTTTGCTGTTTTAGCAGGTTTGGATATTTCGGGGGATAAAAACTTACGCGCACTGCAAGCTTCAGGAATGCCTTTAACCACAACCTTGACCAAAAAAGCAGATGGCACTTTTACCGAAGCCTTATCACAAGATAATATTTTTAAACTCGAAAAAGCTCTTGGAGATTTAAAGAACAAACAGGATGAGAGTAATAGGACACTCCAAGACTCTATAGAGGCAACTAGAGATAACTCAATATTTCTTGGGGAGTCATCTGGGATTAACCGTGAATTGTCTAACAAATTCGCTCCATTTTCTCGTGCTGAAGCTGGAGCAGCTGTTCGTCTTGCTCAAGCTGAAGCAAATGTAGCCGCAGGAGAAGATGTAAGTGGTGGAAGTGTCGAGTTGGAGCTTAGAAGGCTTACTATGGAGCGAGGCGTTGGTAAAAGGTTTTTTGAACTAATACCAACAGATCTTGAAAATGCAGATAGATTAAGTCAAAGTTTAGCAGATTCATCTTTTCAGTTCGCTCACAACATTGGTGACGCAATGTTAGACGCAATTCAAAAAGGAGAGAATCTTGGAGATATATTACTTGGCACTGCTGCGGATTTCCTCGCCACAATGAGTCGTGCGTTTATGGATAGCGCCGTTAATGATTTCATTGGTGGATTTGGTATTGGTAAACAGGCTGGTGGCCCCATCAGGGGTGGCTCAGGAACCAAAGATGATGTTCCAGCAATGCTTATGGGTGGTGAGTTCGTTATGAACAAAAAGGCTGTCAAAAAGTATGGTATTGGATTCATGTCTGCCCTGAACTCTGGTTCTATGCAAGGATTCAGATCTGGGGGACAAGTTAGAGATCGTGAAGGGATGTTTACCACCCCGGGTATGAACGGAGCTGGGGCTATTGTTGGAGCGAAGAACCTTCTTTCTTTCGCTACTCAAACCCCGATAGCTATGACTAGAGATACTATTGATAGCAGTGGAGCATTTCTTGACGCTGAGAGTGGTAGGCTTAGTATGTTTGGTCGTAGAAACAGTCCTCAGTTCCAGAAGGTTCAAGATGCTAAGCGTCAAGCTTTTGGTTTGTTTGTTAGTGAAATGGATGCTAGGGCGCAAGCTAAAGCGCAAGAAAAAGCCAACAAAAAGGGTTTGATGGATTCTTTGAAGGCTGGCGCAATTAGTCTTGCTGCTGGCGCTGCTATGAAGTCTATGGGAGCTGGATTTAAGGCTGCGAGAAATAGTGGAGCCAGCATTCCTGAATCATTAAAGGCTTCGTTCACAGGGTTTGATGTTGCAGGAACTAGTTATGGAGGTTTAAGTAATTTATTCTCAGGAAGAGGGTTCCAAAGTGGCCCTCCTCAAGCTCAAATCGTTAATCCAAACGCAGGTTCGCTAGTAAACGCTCCCGCCAAACAGGGATTCTTCTCAGGTATAGGTTCGAAAATCACAGATTTCGGTTCAAAAATGTTTGAGCCATTTAGGAATTTTGGAGGTGGATCTGGAGGCGGCAACAATGGAGGCTACATTAAAGGAGGCGTACTGCCTCAACATGGGTTGATGAATCTAGGTTTGAGCGCCGAAGAATTGAACGTGGGAGTCCTAAACAGAGCTACAGGAGGCTTAATCCCTGCTGCTGGAGGAGTTGATACGGTTCCTGCAATGCTTTCAGGTGGAGAGTTCGTCATGAACGCTGCCGCCACAAGGAACATTGGAGCAGGTAATTTACAAGCATTGAACTCTGGAGTTGGAGCTGGTGATAACACCGATCTCGTCTCCAAACTTGATGAGTTAATTATCGCAACCGAGACATCTCAATCCACAGGAGATATCAACATAACAATCAATGGATCGAATGGAGCTGAAACCGAAACTCAAGGTCAAAACGCTACCGATCAACAGAAGATGCTGTCTGACAAAATCAAGACTGCTGTTAAGCAAGTAATTGCTGATGAAAAAAGATTAGGAGGACAACTTAGAAGATAATGTTTGGATCAAGATTAAATGACGAAGTAGCTGTAAACATAGCTTCGTACCATATTTCTGGTATTAGCTCTGTAGACTTATCATACTCTAATAGCGCAAATACTATTAAGCCTCTGGGATCAAGTAGGGGCTTAACTGCTGCTGGCGGGGCTACTCAGCAAAAACTTTCTATCGCTAGGCATCTCATATACAGTGATCCTATTTTAAGTTATACTGGTTTGGGTGCTATGGCTGGTCAAATTGTATATGGAGGAGAGGCATATGGCTTTAGTAGTGGGTTCTTAGATTCGTATTCTGTCAATTGTGCGGTAGGATCTGTGCCAAAAGTTAACGCTTCTATTTCTATTTTTGATGAGATGGATTCCTCCAATGAAACCATAGAAGACATGAGTTCTAATGAGTTAACTATCCGCATTCCATCTCAAGGATCAATTAGCGCAACTTGTAAGGGTTCTACTACAAATAGGGTTATTGGCTTTGATTACGCGATTAAAATGAACAGAAAACCTCATTTCTCGATAGGTAGTAAAACTCCCGTTTCTGTCGAGCTTATCCCACCCTTAGAATATACAGCTCAGGTTCAAATTGAAGTTGATGAAACTCTACCTGATAATTCTTTTACTTTTTTATCAGGTAGAGAGGGCGATACTGTTTCTTTTGATATTGATGGTAGGGATGGGACAAATCTTAATGCGTTAACGATTCCTAATGCCACAGTAATAAGTGAATCTATATCAGCTTCTGATAATGGTTCCGCTATTTTAAATATAAATTATATTGGTCATGGGTTCTGAATTATTCTACAATAGAGATGAAAATATTTCGGGTATAGTCGTTGAGTCGGCTTATGAAGATCTTAATCTTACGCCTGTATATGGGTCGAAGGTTTCATTTAAATCTAGGGCTTTTCTATATGAGGTGGACGATTATCAAATTAACATGATACCCTTCTCAATGAATAGCTTAGAGGCTAAGTATGAAGTTAGGTATGACCTTAATGAAACTAATTCTCGTAAGCTAGCAGCTTTTATTGAAAGTAAAAATGGCACTGAGATGTTTGAAGTCAATATTGACAATAGTGGCATATATAAAAATGTATCTGGAATATCTGATAATTATGCTATCAATCATATGAATAATCAACATTATGAAGTAGCTGTATCTTATAGTATTGATCAAGCGCCTAACTTGTTCAATTGGTCAGGCATGAATTTTGTCAATACAGGTTTTAGAAGTTGGGGTGACTCAACAACATATAACCAATTTGATGTTGTATACACAGGTGTAAATCAAAATAAATTAAATAACTTTTACTACTGCACGGGAGATCATACATCTGATCCCCAAAACTCTCCTACTGGAGAAAATTCTTTTTGGTCGCAAAGATTCTTTTATCGGCCTGATGTTGGATTTCAAAATGATGTAACTTTGAAGAATGAGCTTCTTGAGTTTAGGAATTCATTCAAGCAGCGAGTGAAGACCAAAGACAACAATGCATCTTTCCCAATCAACTATGAGTTCACAGATATATCCGACAGACAATTAAAATCTATGCTCCATTTCTTAGAAAACAAAGCTGGATATAGAAGATTTAGAGTTGATTTAGAATCTGTATATAATCAACCAAAAGCTGTGTATTGCCCAGAGTGGACTCATACTTGGAAGCATTTCAATTCTCATGATTTATCAGTAACTTTGATTGAGGATGTTTTAGGTGTAATCCCAACAGGAACTTAATATGTCTAGGAATATTTTAAAAAGCAATAATTCAATTGTGATCGTTGGTCAGAGACCCGCTTTCACAGGTGGAAACAGAACAGGTAGCACCATGAGTGGGGCTTACATGAGCGCCGTACAAGGTGTTGCTGTAGGTTTTTCTCAACAGAGGCAGAAATCAAAACAGCTTGGATCTAATGATTTAATCATTAATGATATTACTAGAATGCCTGATGTAGATCTAGGAATTAGTTATTATTATACGCCAGCAATGTTAAATGAAAACATGTTGGGTTTAATCAATGATCAAACTGGGGCCAGCAAGTCAACTTTTTTCAATGGTTATGACAACCAAGATCAAAACTTCTATGTAGTAAATAATGGACATCAGTCTGTTGACATGATTGCCAATGAAACTTCTGTCATAGCAAATCTAGGAAATGAGTCAGAAGTTATTTCAATTGGAAACGCTTTTTTGACAAACTATTCTTTGGCGTTTTCAATAGGCGCTCCTCCAGTTGTATCCACATCTTATAAATGCTCAAACATTAGGATGGAGACAGGTTCTTTTGATCAGACTTTAAATCCAGCTATTAATTTACAATCAGGTAACAACACAAATGTTGGCACTGTTAACCTAGAAGATGCAAAAGTAAGCGGTTTTGGAGATTATACATCAGTTAATAGATTTAAGCCACCACTATGTTCACCTAGCGATTTAAACATAAGTCTTCAAAATTTGCAGATTGGTGGATCTACTATTAGTGGCGATGCGAGTATTCAGTCTTTTTCATTCAACATCCCAATCAATAGGGTTGACTTATTTGGTTTGGGAAGTGATTACCCCTATGGAAGAAAAGTCCAATACCCACTAACCTCCTCTATTGATTTGCAATTTTTAGTATCTGGATTAGCAACAGGTGAGATAGCTCAGTTGATAGATGATGAGTCTGAATATAGGTTTGAAGTCGAAGTGGTAGACACTGGTGAAGCATTCAAGAATACGTTTTCATTCTCTAGTCTCAGGCTGGAAAGTTCATCCTATCAAATGGATGTCAATGACAACATGACTTACTCTTTATCATTTAGTCATGAGTTGACTAATTAATCATATTCAATCTTAACATTTTTACTTTCGTAATTCTGTTTCTTCTCTGCCATGTGACGTTGACCATTTCTCTTGGCCGCATAATCATCGAAGTATTTTTGTTTAAGCGGATCTTTTCCTCCAGATTTTTCTGCTCGTCTTTCGCTCATCTCCGCTGAGTAATCAAGCATGTCACCTACAGTACCCTTCTTTCCCCCTGTACTGTCTGTAAACTGCCTTTTGCTGAACGGATCGATGTTGGAGTCGATAGAAGCATTGGGGGCAAAATAGACCCGTTTCCACTCTACCCCGACACCATCTACATAAATATGCTCTTCATTCATGGACTGAAAAACGTCTTTATGTTCGTTTGTCTCAGGATGCTTGTAGGTATATAAAGGCATATTTTATTATAAATAAAAACGGGGGCGTTTCCACCCCCGTTGATTTTAATTGACTTTAATTTTAGTTGGTTTTAATCTTCCTTTTTTAGGTAGGTTCATAGTTAGTAAACCATTATCCATTTTACAGGTAATAGCCTCCGTCTCGACCTTCTTAAAAAGTTGAACAGAAAAAGCTTTCTTTCCGTCTTCAGGTTTTGTCTCAATCGTAAGTTTATCTTCAGTAGCTTCGATATCGACATCTTTCTTTGAAAAACCAGCAAGCTCAACTTTTAACTCGAAAGAGTCTCCTTTGTCTTCAATATAGTTTTGGCTTTTAAAACCGTGATCATTAAATAAGTCGTACAATAATGTATTAATCATACAAACCCTTTAACATGATCTATGCCAGATTGAAATCCTTGGAAATACGGGACAAAATGACATCTACAGTGTTCTTGTAAGTCAGCTTGTCTGCTAACTTCTGTCCCTCTGTGTTAATTTGTCCCACCTTCTTTTCGGCTTGCTCCATTGCATTTACAACATCTTCTTCTTTCCAATCATAAAAAGTCCCTTGATTAAATGGAGACCCCTTCTTGAAAAAGACGTTATCGTAACAATCCACTTCTCCCGAAGGCTCAACCAAAATACAATTATCTTTAGTAGCCCAATCTTTATGAGATGTGGCGTTAAGAACAATGCTCCATTTGCCGAGACAAGTTGCGTTAAAAGCAGGAAGATTCCAGCCTTCTGCTCCAGACAATCCTGTAAGATCAATATCGATTGCATTTAAAAAATCATTAACTTCAGAATTCTTTTCTAAATGAGGCAGAAAGTTAATATTAGAATACCTTTCTCCACCTAAAACAGCATTGATTGTTGCATCCATATCCTCTTTCTTGTAGAAAGGGTTAGTAATCAAACAAGAAAGCTGATACTTTGGGTTGTTTCCGTATTTCTTTAACCAAGCTTGAATAATTCTAGCAGTATGCTTTCTATGTTCAAACTTACCCATCAAACCAAAATGGGTGATACCATTTAGGTACTCTTTTTTCGTTTCTTTGAAGTCTTCATCGAAACCCAATGGGCAGAACATGCCACCAAACAAGTCAGAAGCGCAGGAAGAACTAAAGAACGTCCCGTTTTGACATTCAAAAAGTTTTTTCTCGATTTCTGTTGGTTGATTGCATTCATAAAAGGTTAACAAATATTGTTTACAATTTTTTCTGTTCTCTGAACCATTTAAATGCCAAATTTTTAAGCTTGGAATATCCTCACTAAGATAGTTATACCTATTGTTTATGGCATTTTCGATTTTTTTAACTAAATCTTGATCAGCGTCATAAGCTTTTAGGTCAATATTGCCTGTAGGCCAAATGCCAACGTCATGACCCCTATCGAAAAGCTCTCGGATAATGTTAAAAGAAACATTACCGAGGCTTAACGAGTTGATAGGGGCTTCAACTAAAATCTTCATTAAAATGGAGGCTCATCGTCAGATGCTGGACCAGCAGCAGCAGGAGCAGGAGATGAATCAGAAGATTGATTATCGTCCTTCTTACCAGAATTCAAGAATTGAATATTATTCCCTCTGATGAAGTATTTTGATTGGGGTTTACCCGTCTCCTTATTCTCCCAAGTATCCATAGCAAGCTCACCAGAAAACACAAACTCACGACCTTTTGTAAGGTATTTGGATGCGATTTCAGAAAGCTTATCCCAAACCTCAAGATCAATGAAGCATTTGGTTTTGGCGTTACTTGGAGAGATTCCAACACGGAGGCGTGTTACCGACTTCCCGCCATTAAGTTGGCGAGTCTCTGGATCTTTTACAAGATACCCTACTGATGTAATACTATTATACATAATTTTCTGATTCTTTTTGAAACTTGGATAAATAACGATTATGGATGTTAATCACCCCCTGAATACTCATTCCGAGGGACTTAGCTATCTTCCTCCAAGGTGTAAGCTTATTAGACACTCCATTGTATCTCATGTCAATAATTTTTTTCACCCTTTCGTCTTTTTCTTTATCTAAGAATTTTTGAAAGAGCGAAAAGATCTCATGATTCTCATGAACCTTAAAGCCTCCTTCATATTGTGGTTGCTTTACCATATCGTCAAGAGAGCATTTTTGAAATTTTTTGTTCCTTGTCAAAACGTTCAAACATTTCCATTTAGCTTCATTAGCTAAATATGTTGTAAATTTAGCACCTCTCGACGGGTCGTACTTTAATACAGAGCTGTATATTGTGAACTCTTTCTCCTGAAGAATGCTATCCCTATCTTCAATATTCTTGTCGCCAGAAAGAAACCTGTCCACCATGCCGTGATAAACTCCCGAATGCCTGTTAATTATTTCTACTAAACTGTCATTGTCATTATTATTTTTGACATTTTCAATTAATTCTTGATCCGTTTGCATTTTTTAAGGAATTACCTGTATTTATTCTTTATTATAATATATTATATTAATATAATATATTACGTTCCTGTTCCTAGAGGTTTAACTGTAAAGTTAACGAAACCTCGCGGTTTTCACCCGTATAACGTTATTATACTAAGATTCAAAACGTTGTCAACAAAAAAAAAATTAGAAAATTTTCACTCGACAAGCGACCGAATCCAACTAATAGTGTAACTAACGCTAACATGATTTTCGAAGAACAAATATCGCGTAAGCCTGACCATTATCCTTGGGCAGGAGAGTTTATTGAAGCAATGCACAATGGGTTTTGGACTGATAAAGAATTCAGTTTTACCTCTGATTTGCAAGACTTTAATGTGGTATTAAGTGAGCAGGAAAAAGAGATCATTGTTAGGACTCTTTCAGCTATTGGTCAGATCGAAGTCGCCGTTAAGAAATTTTGGAGCAAGTTAGGTGATAACCTTCCTCATCCTTCTTTTAGTGATCTTGGATTCGTTATGGCTAATGTTGAAGTTATTCACAATAATGCCTATGAGCGACTTTTAGAAGTTCTTGGGCTAGAGGAAGTTTTTGAAGAGAATCTTAAACTTGACTTCATTGAGGGTCGAGTAAACTACCTTCGGAAGTATACCCATAAATTCTACAAGAACAGTAAGAAGCAATATGTTTATGCTTTAATCCTATTCACCCTTTTTGTAGAGAACGTATCGTTGTTTTCTCAATTTTACATTATTAACCACTTTGCTCGCTTTAAGAATGTTCTTAAGGACACCGATCAACAGGTTAAGTACACCCGCAATGAGGAGAACGTTCACGCTTTAGTTGGAATGAAAATTATCAACACCATTCGTGAAGAGCATCCTGAGCTTTTTGACGGGGAGTTGGAAGAGCGTATTCTTGACGAAGCTCAACAAGCTTTTAAAGCTGAGAGCAAAATGATTGATTGGATGATCAATGGTATTCAAGAGAAGGGTCTCAGCGCCCCGATCCTAAAAGAATTCATTAAAAATAGGATCAATGATTCTTTACAAAAAATTGGCTTTAAACAAGCTTTCGATGTTGACAAAAATCTACTGAAAGATACAATTTGGTTTGAAGAGGAGTTGCTTGGCAATAATGCCACCGACTTCTTTTATTCTCGACCAGTCGAGTATTCAAAAAATTCACAGACGTTCAACGCAGAGGACTTGTTTTAAATGACTAATTACTATTGGCTAAATGATGACTCAAGGTTATTTCTTGAGAGGGGATATCTGAAGAAGGGTGAAACTCCAGAGCGGAGAATTCGCAATATTGCGGAGACCGCTGAAGTGTATCTTGGTATAGACGGTTTTGCTGACAAGTTTGAGGGCTATATGAAGCAGGGGTTTTACTCCCTAGCTTCCCCTGTTTGGTCTAATTTCGGTCGTGATCGAGGTCTACCCATATCTTGTAATGGAGTTTATGTTCCCGACAGAATGGATGGCATTTTAGCTAAACAGTCTGAGGTGGGAATGCAGACTAAGCATGGGTCAGGGACTTCTGCTTACTTTGGTGATCTTCGCGAGCGTGGCGCACCAATTAATTCTGGTGGTGAGTCTTCTGGGGCAGTGCATTTTATGGAACTGTTCGATAAGGTTGCTTCTGTCGTTTCTCAGGGGAATGTTCGTCGTGGTTCTTTCGCTGCTTATCTTCCTATTGAGCATCCTGATGTCAAAGAGTTCCTTCGTATTAAGAGCGAAGGCAATCCAATTCAAGACATGTCTTTTGCTGTAACCATTACAGACGAATGGATGAAATCAATGATTGGGGGAGATTCTGATAAGCGTCAGATTTGGGCTTTAGTTATCAAGAAGAGATTTGAAACTGGTTATCCATACTTATTCTTCCAAGATGCCGCCAACAACAACGCGCCAGAATGCTATCAAGACAAAGACATGAAGATCTATGCTTCGAATCTTTGTAATGAGATTAGCTTACCATCTAAAGAAGATGAATCTTTTGTTTGCTGTTTATCCTCTCTGAATTTGGTTAGGTGGGATGACATTGTAAAGACGGACGCTATTGAGACGTTAGTTGCATTTCTTGATGCGGTAATGGAGGAATACATCCTAAAAACGAAGCGCATTCCATTTATGGAATCTTCTCACAATTTTGCCAAGCGTCATAGAGCTTTGGGAATGGGGGTTCTTGGTTGGCACTCTTACTTACAAAGCAAGATGATTGGCTTTGAAAGCATGGAGGCTAAAATGGAGAATAGTTCCATTTGGAAGACTATCCGTAATCGTGCAGATCAAGCGACAGCAGAATTGTCGCGAGATTTAGGGGAGCCTATGTATTGTGAAGGGTATGGTCGTCGAAATACGACCACCCTAGCTATCGCTCCAACCACAAGTAGCTCGTTTATCTTGGGTCAGGTTTCTCCATCTATCGAACCTCTAAATGGTAATTATTTCACCAAAAATCTAGCTAAGGGAAAATTCACTTTCAAAAACCCTTACCTCAAAAAACTTCTATCTGAAAAAGGTCAGGATAACCGAGACACTTGGATGAGCATCCTTGAAACTGGCGGTTCTGTTCAACACTTACTCTTCCTTTCGGATAAAGAAAAGGATGTCTTCAAGACTTTTGGAGAAATTAGCCAAAAAGAAATCGTTATTCAAGCTGCCCAAAGACAAAAGTATATTGATCAAGGGCAATCTCTGAATATCATGGTGGCTCCAAAAATCCCCGCAAAAGAAGTTAGTGATCTAATGATTTACGGCTGGGAGAACGGATTGAAGGGGTTTTATTACCAGAGAAGCGCCAATCCTAGTCAAGAATTAGCAAGATCCATGATGGAATGTAAATCTTGTGAAGGTTGATTTCATTTATATCTAAAATAAGTGTAAAGGAAAATACAATGGAGTTGGACTTTTCTAAGAAAATTAAAGAACTTTTGGAGCAATCTGAAGCTGCAAGGCGTAGTGGGCCAAAAAGTGGGGCGCAAACTCCTGCAAAACCATCAGAGCGCAAAAAAGGTTCTAGTAAGAACAAGAAGGGTTCTGCTGGTGGCAAAGGAGGCTCAATTACATTTTCCGAAAAAGTTATCACTTCTCTTAAAAATAAAGTTAAGGAACATAACGAGAAGCACTCTAAAAAAGTCACCCTTGGTCAACTAAAGAAAATTTATCGTCGCGGCGCTGGCGCTTTCTCCTCCAGCCACCGCCCCGGAAAGACTAGAGGTCAGTGGGCTATGGCTCGCGTTAATATGTTCCTTAAAATGGTTAGGGGAGGTAAAGTCAAAAAATCTTACCGTGCTGCTGATCAAGACGTAGCAAAAGGCTCTGAAGAATACTACCTTGAGAAAGAAGGTGAAGCTTTTGTTGATTTTGCTAATATTGAGTTTGATATTGCTCACCTTGATCTAGTTGCGGCTGGGGCTAATGAGTGGGAGCAAGATGATTCAACAGAAGATCTTGAGTTTTCAGAAGCTGAAAAAAAAACTTTAAATAAGCCTTTTCGACTAAAAGACGGGAAAAAGAAGTATGGGGTTTATGTAAAAAACCCAAAGACTGGCAATGTGATTATGGTTAAGTTTGGTGATCCTAACATGGAAATCAAGCGGGATGATCCAGCTCGTCGTCGCAGCTTTAGGGCTAGACATAAATGTGATACAGCTAAAGACAAAACGACCCCTCGTTACTGGAGTTGTAGGTTTTGGTCGAAAAAACCTGTCAGCAAGATGGTTTCTAATGAAGTTCTAGCTTGGGACGAAGAAGAAGTTTATAGTGAGTGGGTTTGGGATGATGACGGCTTTGCTGATCATCAAGATTTATTAAACGCTTTTCCCTTCTTGGAGAGCGTCAAAGAAATTATTGAAGAAGAAGAGCTTTAGGCTATAATCATGCATTAGCATGAGAGATACTATAGCTGTTTATGCTTTGTGGCGCGATAGCGAGCCACATATCGTTAAAACTCTTAATCAATTAGAGGATTTAGAGACCCTTAACTACGATTTTGAGTATTACTTTTACGAGAATGACTCAAAAGATTCCACTGTACCTTTGTTAAAGCAGTGGTTAGAGAAAAGAACCCATAACTTTCTTCATGAAAATTTAAATGCGGAAAGTTTTGGCAGTGTCCAAAATATAGACAGGATGCAGATGCTTTGTGAGTTTAGAAACAAATGCAAAAACCTACTCAAAAACAGTTCTTCGAAGTATACACTAATGGTGGACTCTGATGTTAACTTTGATAAATCCAATCTAGAGTCGCACTTAGAACTGATAGAAAGGTTAGAAGATGCAGTATTGGTCACTCCAAATGTCAGGCAAAACATCCCAGACTACGCTTTTGGAATGACTTCAGATTCTTACTATGATGTTTACCCTTTGCTAGACAAATCAAACAACAGGGGGTTATACTGGACAGATTGTCCATTTAAAAATGGATTGGACAGAATGAACTGGTCTCTAGGAAATGCAATCAAGTGTAATTCAGCTTTTGGGGGCTTCGCTTTATCTTACACAGATATAATCAAACAAGTAAAATGGTCAACTGACGGAGAGTGTGATCATGTTAATTTCTGTAAGGAGCTGTCAACCTTTGGTTCTATTTATGTAGACCCCAAAAACAAGGTTAATGTCGAGGTCGATTTATCCAAGCATGATTTAAATAGATTTAAAAATATAGCCAAGCAGCAGCTTAATGCATAATTCAGACATATCCATAATAATCACAGGGCCAATAGATGACAGGACTTTTGAAGCTATAGATAGTTATCATGACCAAGGGTTCGGGGAAATAATTGTTTCAACTTGGGAAGATGAAGATTTAAATTTACTTAATAAAACTAGTAAAGAATATAAATTAGTATTAAGTAAGTACCCACAAAACCTGCGACAAATCAACAACCAAGGTTGTCGTTTTTTTCAAGCTTTTACAACTTGGAAGGGAAGCAGGTTAATCACGAAAAAATATGCTATAAGAGCTAGAAGTGACGAACTCTATCCAGACCTCTCTAAATTTGTAGACAACATGAGGGAAAACCCTAAAAAGGTTCATACTACAGATAATGGGTTCTGGAAAATTCATAACTTTTGCTTTTCTTCGCATCTGTTTGGTGGTGAGTCTGAAGTAATTAAAGATGGTTGCTTCATGATGACTCTAAATGCAGAACAAACCTTCTTAGCAAATATACAGTTAGACTACCCAGAACAATGTTTTGGTTTTTATTTTTTATTAGCTAATGGCTGTGATATGAGAGTTAAACCTTGGAAACAAGCGTTTTATGAAAACGTATTTATTACTCCATGCAAGGATCTACCCGGGCATCTACATTCTGGACAATCTTTTACTGGATACAAATTTGTAAGGCATACAGATTATCCTGATAATAGGCCCGATAACCATCAAAGAGAGCGGTTATATCAATCGTCTGAAGAATTTTTATGTTGACTTTTTCGTGAAAATGACTACTATCTCTAGTAATGGAAAAGACTTACATCATCTCAGAGATTGGCATTAATCACAATGGAGATTTGAATACAGCTAAAAAGCTTATTGATATTTCAGCTGCTGCTGGTTGTGATGCGGTAAAATTCCAAAAGCGCAATCCAGATGTTTGCGTCCCAGAACATCAAAAGTCTGTCATGCGCGACACTCCTTGGGGAGAGATGACATATCTTGATTACAAATACAAGGTTGAGTTTGGCAAAGAGGAGTATGATGAGATTGACCGTTACTGCAAGGAGAAAGGTATAGCTTGGAGTGCTTCACCTTGGGATTTAGATAGCTTAGAGTTTCTTAATCAATACGATATCCCTTTTATTAAGATTGCATCTGCGAGCATTACAGATAAAGAACTTCTAAAGAAAACTTGCGAGACTGGTAAAAAAGTAATTATCTCTACGGGAATGAGTTCTGAAGAGGAGATTGATGAAGCTGTTGGTATTCTAAAAGCTCACGCTAAGGATTACGCAGTCTTACATTGTAATTCGTCCTACCCAGCCCCAATAGAAGAATTAAATCTTTCTTGTGTTAAAACTCTAAAAGACAAATATGGTTGCCAAGTTGGATACAGTGGACATGAGTTTAGGCTTGGCACTACTGTGGCCGCAGTTTATCTTGGGGCAAGTATTATTGAACGTCATGTAACCCTTGACAGGACTATGTGGGGTTCTGATCACATGGCTTCGGTTGAGCCTCAAGGTCTTTTCAAGCTCGTTAGTGGAGTTAGAGAACTAGAACAATCTTTTGGAAATGGCAAGATCTCAGTTACAGAAACTGAAGCGGAAGTAAGAAAAAAACTCAGGAATAGTTAATGAGTCTTTACAGGAAAGACATTTTCCAAGGAGGCTGGTTCTCTTTCCAATCTAAAGTTGAAAATTGGGCTGAAGTATCTCAAAAATTACGAGATGCTTTCTTTAAAAGTTTTATGTTCGATGAAGTCTTTGGAGAGACTAAAACAACTGATGAGTTATTTATAAAATCTAATATTGATTTTAGTTTTGTAAAAGACAAGTCGGTTTTGGTTATTGGTGGTGGCCCATCATCTAAAAACCTGACAGACGATCAAATAAAATCTTATGATTTAGTTTTTAGTTGTAATCACTTTTTTAAAAACAACTTCCTAAAGAAACACAAGGTTCATGTAGCTTTAATTGGTGACGAAGTTGATTTTAACGACCCTGAGTTCTTGGAATATGTAAACAATCATAATCCTATATTAGGTTTTGATCATTCTGCTAGAAGGCCAGCTTTCAACTTGTTAAAACTTGGAGAAGCTTACCCCTTAGCGTTTATTTGGTTAACAAGATATTTCTCAAGGCTTGGTTATGTCCCTAGAGCTTGCGTATTAGCTAAGCTATTTGGGGCATCAAAAATAGATTTTATAGGTTTAGATGGATTCAAAACTAATGAACATTTTTTTGAAAAGGGTAAAAAGCCTCCTCCATTCAATAATGTAAAAGAGTTTCAAGATCAAATGCGAGTGTTCTGTGAATACATGTTAAATGATTTAAAAATCGACTCTGAAAATTTTAATGATCTATCCAGTGATAATATTTATGAGGGTATACTGGATAATGTGAAGCAGTTATGAAAACAGCGTTGTGTTATAGTGGGCAAATTGGAGCTTTTCACAAAGCTTTAAATTCGCAAAAGCAATCATTCATGGATGATGTGGATGACATTTACGCATATACATCTAATGTTGTTTCTCACAAGACTTTGAATAGACCTCAACTTAAGCCTAGTTCAGAAGTCTATGAGTATCTAAAGTCGGGGGAGGGTTGGAGAAAAAACCAACCTTCATATGGGATTGTTTACAAAATTGATGACTCCCAAGTTGAAAACTTGCTATCTCTTGTAAACACAAAAAAACAATTTATAGAAGATGAATCTTTAGAAGATACGTTAAACGATTCAAACATGTCTAAGTGGCAATGGCTTCGGAAAAGGCAGTTATGGAAAATGCATCAATGCCATCAAATGATTGAAGGCGACTACGATATTATTATTCGGTGTAGGTTTGAGTTTAATCCTTTCGTAAACATTCCTGTAAAAGATATTTACAAAACACAATACAATTCTGAAAACAAGATATTTTTATTTGGTGGATGGAGTTGTGTGGCCCCAATGATTTTCATGGACGAGATGTTGTGTGATGGCTTTGCCTTCGGCTCTCCTCGCGTTATGGATATATTTAGCTCTTTGTATCTCAAGAGTGAACCATATCCTTACGATCCAAAATATAAAGATTGTTGGGATAGATTTGGAGATAACGTCGAATATCAGTTGCGAGAACATTTAGAAAAACATGGTGTTGAGATAGTATATCTTGGCGACCAGAGATCAATGTACCACTTACAAAGATGAATACCTATAAAGAACACTACAATTTATGCAAAAAAACTTTCCAAGAAAGTTGTGCGAGCGGTTATAATGACGTTTATGATCTCAGGTTAGATCAGGAAATATTTGAAAAGGACGAAAAGTATTTAACTCTTGTAAAAAAAATAGCAGAACAAGTTCACAATAAGCTCAATAACAAACAAGATGTTTTAGAAAATCAGTGGGCGACACATTTAAATGGATGGCGAGATATACCAGAGCTTGATGAGTTGTTTTCTACCATCATGCCAGAAATTGAAAAGAAGGTATTTAAATCAAACGCTCAAATAGAAATTTTACACTGCTATAGAAACAAACCCGATGTTAATCCTGATAGCTCATGGCTTTGGCATTATGATGACTGCCCAGATCAATTTCTTAAATTGGTTATATATCTCACTGATGTAACAGAAGATAACGGGTGCTTTCAATACCTCCAAAATAGTAGTGGAGAATTTCCTATGGTTCCGACAAACAGGACTCACCCAAGACACGATGGTCAACCGTTCTTTTTTAAAGGCAAGAGGATTCCACCAGAAGAAACTCAAAACAGGATTAATGAAGGTTACTCTATAAATAGTTTAGTTGGTAATGCTGGAACCTACGCATTGATGCATCCTAATATTTACCATAGAGCTACTGTTCCTTCGACAGGTTCTACTCCTAGAGAATGTTTATTCTTTTTTATTAGGCCAGCATTAACAAAAAGAAAATCTTACTCAGAAGGAATCTCTTCTATTATCCCAGAGAGGAACGTAAAAAGGTATCAGCTAGACTAATGAGAAAAATATTTCTAGATTGTGGTTCGAATGATGGTTGTAGCGTAAGGAAGTTTAGACACCTAAAAGATAAAAACAAAGAGTTTGAATGTTTTTGCTTTGAAGGGAATCCTAAACTTTTTAAATACCACCCTGTAGATCATCTCTGTAAATTTTATCCGAATATTGTTTATGGTTCAGATGAAGTTATTGAATTCTACATACAAGGTTCAGGTGGGGGAAGTACAACAAGCAAAAAAAAATATCAAGGATATCTAGATAAATATAAATGTGAAGTTGAGAAGGTTCAATATCAACCAGTCATCTTGTCAGAATTTATAAAAAACAATTTCAACAAAGACGATCATATTATTCTTAAGTTAGATGTAGAGGGCGCAGAATATTCAATTTTGCAGAACATGATTGATACTCAAGTATTATCCTATATAAATGCGATATATATTGAGTGGCACACTGGCAAAAAAACGGATCATGAGAACTGTAAAGGTTTTATAAAGGAATTTAACAATATTTGTAGAGCCATGAGTATTCCTATAGACCCATCTTGGGATGCACAACAAAAAATTTATTCACCTAGTTTAAGATGATTTATCCACCAGAAAAAACTTGGGATCGTTTTAGTGACAGAAAAGAAGCCCCTTTTGTTTCTACTCCAGAAAAATTTGCTAACTCTAGCAGAGGTGTTAGATGGGTACAAAAACAATCTGTAATTCAAGAAGCTGAATATATTTGCAATGGTCAGTATGTATATCAAAAACTAGACAATTTAAATAAATTTAAAGATAGCAAAATACTAATTATCGGGGGAGGTCCAACAGTAAATGAATACGACTGGGATCATAAAGGCTATGATTATATTTTTTCACTACATAATTTTTACCAATCTGACCTATCGTCTAAAATAAATATTGATTTATATTTAATAGGTAATCAGACAAAAGCTTTAAGCCCTAAGTTTTTCGAGTATGTTGATGGTAAAAATATCATTCTAGCTATGGAAGACTTAGAGCTTAAACGTCAAATCGTTCATGGAATACAAAAACGTTACCCTGATAGGTCTCTTCTTTGCTCATGCAGAGCGCAATTTAAATCTTTGGGTGCTTCGCCAAAGTTGATTACATTAGCTCTGAGTTTGGGTGCAAAACAAGTTGATTGTATAGGCGTAGATGGAGTGCCTAAAAAATTCAACAAAAAAACCACTGAATATAAACACGCTTTTGATAAGACAGGTTGGGACAAAAATTACTCACATGAATCCTATATTGATCAATTTAAACTTTTTTCTCTTTACTTAAAACATTATTTCCCGTATAGTATTATTAATAATTTAGGGGTGGGGCATCCATATAATTGTTGGCATCAAATAAAACAATAATGCGTGAGAAAATACTAATTACAGGTGGCACAGGATCTCTCGGTAAGAAACTTGTCGAAAAACTTTTGGCAAAAAATAAAGTTGTCATATACAGTAGAGATGAAGGGAAGCAAGCTTCTATTTTTAACGACAATACAAATGTCATAAAGGTTATTGGCGATGTTCGTGATTTTGGTAAGCTCAATACAACTTTAAAAATCCACAAACCAGACTATATTATTCATGCTGCCGCATTAAAAAGAATTGATGACATGGAGTTTCATCCAGATGAATGCATCAAGACCAATGTTAATGGAAGCGATAATGTCGCTAGGGCAGCTATTGAAAACGGTGTAAAAAAATGCATCCTTGTATCTACAGACAAAGCTTGCCTTCCTGTCAACGTTTATGGTTCTAGCAAGTTTATAGCTGAGAGGATTTTCACGAACTACGATTACAATTCTACTTCAACTATTTTCGCTTCCGTACGTTACGGCAATGTAATCGCCTCAAGAGGATCGTTTGTCCCACTATTTATGGATTGGATTGAGAGTGGTCGTGAAATTAAATTAACATCTGAGTCGATGACTCGTTTTCTTTTTACTTTAGATGACGCTGTAGACGCTGTTCTTGGGGCTTTGAAAAATAGCAAAGGTGGAGAGGTTTTTGTACCTCAAATTGATTCGTATACTCTTCCTACTTGTGTAAAGGCTTTAGAGCTTTTGTGTGATAAAAAAGCTAAGACTAAAGTTGTCGGTCTTAGAGCTGGTGAGAAACATCACGAAGACATGTTAGCTAAAACAGAATTAGATTTTACTTTTCAAGTTCCAGATCAAAATCTTCTTCAAATACGACCTCAGTATACCAACAAGAATTATCAAGATTGGGAAAAGTATACGGGTCCAGAGTTTAATTCTTCACTTTGGGTCAGGGACAACATTGTAGAGTTAGCCTCTTTGATTAGAAGAGGCATAAAATTATCATGAGCGTTTTGATTACGGGGGCGAGCGGGATGCTTGGTAGAGCGATGTCAGAGCTTTACCCTGACGCAGATTTGTTATCGGGTCGTTCTAAAGTTGACCTTACTGATTTTGAATCAGTAAATAAGTTTTTTCACGGCAAGAGGTATAATACAATTATTCATTGCGCTGCTTATACGGATTTAAATTATTGCGAGCTTGAGCCGTTAAAGGCTTTTAAATTACATGCTACTGTAGTCAGAATATTGCAAGATTATTGCGATAAATTAATTTATATTTCTACAAACCCCACAGATTCTTTAAGATACTATTATGTATCAAAACAGAGTGGCGAGGATATTACTTTGCAGCGGCCTGATGATTTAGTTATTCGCACAAACATTTATGGGCTTGGTGGCCTTTTTGAATGGGCTGTTTTTAACTTAAAGTCTAGCAACAAATTTTTTGGTTATGATGATGTTGTATTTAACCCTGTTAGTGTGCATCAACTTGCTGACTTTATATTTAATAACTCCAAGGATTTTTCTGGTGTTGTAAATGTTTGCAGTGACTCTATAATTTCTAAACATCAGTTTATTTTGGATGTCGCTAAAAAACTAAATATTGATCCAATCAATTTACAAGCATCTAAAAAAAATAATGACTTGGACTTAACTGTTCCGATTGAAAATAGCTTTACTTATCCTTATTTAGAAGGTTTAGATTTTTTATGCAAAAAACTTATTTCATAGCAGACATTGCGGCTAATCACGATGGTGATTTAGAAAGGGCTAAAAATTTATGCCTTTTGGCAAAAGAGGCAGGTGCTGATGCGGCAAAATTTCAACACTTTAAAGCCTCTACTATCGTTAGTGATAAAGGTTTCAATGACTTAGGCTCTAAACAATCACATCAGTCAGGTTGGGAAAAATCTATTTTTGAAGTTTATCAAGATGCTTCTGTCCCATTAGATTGGACAAAAGAATTAAAATGTTTCTGTGATTCTATTGGTTTAGATTTTTTTACTACTCCATATGATATTGATTATGTTGATGAGTTAGATAAATTTGTGTCTCGTTACAAGATTGGATCTGGAGACATTACTTGGCACAAAATGTTACACAAGGTGGCTTCAAAAGGCAAGCAAGTGATAATAGCAACTGGGGCCAGCAACATGCGAGAAGTTCTTGACGCTGTTTCTATTTTGTCAAAATATAATATCCCTATTTGTTTAATGCAGTGCAATACAAATTACACTGTTGACTTAGAGAATCATAAACATATAAACTTGAACGTTTTAAAGACTTACAAGAAGTTTTATCCAGACATACAGCTTGGGTTAAGTGATCATACTGCTGGAGATATCACCGTGCTTGGCGCAGTAGCTTTAGGGGCTACTATGGTTGAAAAGCATTTTACAGACGATAACAATAGAGAAGGTCCAGATCATCCATTTTCAATGAATCCTAAAAGCTGGAGAGATATGGTTGACAGGACCAGACTTCTTGAATTATCTCTGGGTGACGGTTATAAAAAAGTTGAAGATAATGAGAAGGAGACTGTTGTCTTACAAAGAAGAAGTATTCGTATAAATAAAGATTTATACGAGGGTTATAAACTTTGTGAAGAGGATCTGTATGAAGTTAGGCCATGCCCAGAAAATTGTGTTCCTCCATCTAAATCTATTGTCGGTAAAAAGCTCACTTGCGATTTGCAAAAAGGCGACTGTATAAAGTATGAGCATATCGAATGAATACATAAGGCTAAGAGCTATAGAAGAATCAGACCTGTCTAAAATCCAGACTTGGAGAAATAACGAGAGTCTCAGGAGGTATTTTAGAGAATATAGAGATTTCTCTTTTAACCAACTTAAATCTTGGTATCATAAAATGATATCGGATGATAGATTTGAGTTTTTTATTATTGAGTCTTTAGAGGGTGAGAGTTTAGGAGTAGCTGGTTTAACTTATATAGATTGGGTAAACAAACATGCTGATGTACATTTTTATATTGGCAAGAATTTTGAATGGATAGATGATAATTATTCACACAAAGCTTTTCCAATTATTCTTGACTATGGTTTCAATAAATTAAATTTAAACAAACTTTGGGCTGAAATTTATGACATAGATCATAAAAAATTAAATTTTTTCAAGTCTTACAGATTCAAGCAGGATGCTATTCTTAGAGATCATTATTTCTATGATGGTAAATATGTTAACTCAAATATTTTATCTTTATTAAGGCATGAATATGAATAAAGTTCTTATTGTAGCGGCTCATCCAGATGATGAGATATTAGGCTGTGGGGGTCTTTTAAGTAATTTGAGAGATCAAGTTGAGTTTAAAGTTGTATTCGTCGCTGAAGGAACGACATGTCGTTACGACAAACCATCGTGTCAAGAAGCTCAAAAAGAGATTGAATTAAGAAATGGGTTTGCTGCAAAAGCTCTGAATTTTCTAGGTGTAACTGATTATTGTTTCTACAACCTGCCTTGTGGAAGATTAGATAATACTCCTCAAATTGAAATCAATAAGATAATAGAGAAAGAGATAAAATTATTTTCTCCCGACACTGTTTTTACTCATTCAAATTGTGATAGCAACAAAGATCACCACAAAGTCTACGATGCTACAATTATTGCTACAAGACCACAATCTTTGGTGAAAAGAGTATTGTCTTATGAAGTTTTAAGTAGTACGGAGTGGGGATTCGACAAAGCCTTTTCTCCAAATGTATTTTTCCCCTTAACAGAAAAAAATGTGCAAGATAAATGGGACGCTTTAGAATTTTACGAAACAGAAATCAAGGAATTCCCATACCCTAGAAGCGAGAAAGGTATTAAAACTTTAGCTTCATATAGAGGTCTTCAGTCTGGTCATGAAAATGCAGAAGCTTATAAGTTAATAAGGGGGACATTGTGAAGGTTTTATGTTGCGCTTACAGAGATTGGGCTAATAAGATTTATGCTCATCTAGAGGACGAATTCTCAGATATAACTTTTATAAAGGTTGACTCTATGGAGTTTGATTATAGCTGCATAGATCAAATAAAACCTGACTTAATACTTTGGTATGGGTGGAGCAGAATCATACCAAATGAAATTTTAAATAAATATTACTCTGTTATGTTGCACCCATCTCCTTTGCCTTTATACAGGGGTGGTAGTCCAATTCAAAATCAAATTATAAATGGGGAAACTGTTAGTGCTGTAACTTTATTTAAAATGGATGAGGGTATAGATACTGGGGATATAATTTACCAGAAGCCTTTTAACTTAGATGGCGACTTAGAGGATATTCTGACTAGAATTACAGATATAGGATGCTACTTAACATGCGAAATGCTAAAAAATTTCCCCAACTTAAATTTAACCAAACAAGATAATTTAAATTCTTCTTTCTTCAAAAGAAGGAACCCTAGTCAGAGCGAAATAACTTTACAAGAATTAAGTTGTTCGAATGCAAAAAACATTTATAATAAGATTAGAGCTTTGCAAGATCCGTACCCTAATGCATTTTTACGTTTCTCAGATGGCTCTAAACTTTTTTTAACAAAATCTCATTATGAAAGATAAAAAAGATATTTGCGTTTTAGTTCAAGCTAGACTCGGTTCTCAAAGAGTTCCTCGTAAAATGATTAGGCCATTTTGCGAGACTACTCTGGTAGATGTTCTGTTTAGTAAATTAAAATGTTTAAAATCTCTCCCTCAGAGTAATATTTATTTCTCTGCGTACGAAGACGAGTTGAAAGAAATCGCTGATAATCATGGGATTAACATTTATCACAGGTCAGAAGCTTCCGCTAAATCTGAAGGTCAACCACTTTCTGAAATTTACGAGTGGTATGACAAGCTTCCATTTAAATATGTAATTTTAATTAGTGCCTGTAACCCCTTGTTGAAAGTCGAGACGATTGATTCTTTCATTAATTCTTTTATAGAATCTGACAAAGAGGGGGCTTTCGCGGTATTCCCTAAGAGAACTTACTATTGGGACGAGCATGGTAACAATCTTACAGATTGGAAAGGCTCTACCATTATGAACACTAAGTTTGTTGATCCTGTTTATGAAGCGGCTCATTGCTTATATGCTTCTAGGATGGATATTATTGGCGATGGCAACTGGATGGATACAAAGTCGCCACCAGAACCTCATCTTGTCGAGATGCAAGAGCTTGAGGCGTTTGATATTGATTACGAATGGCAGTTTAAAATTGCAGAGCTTCTATATAAGAACTTATGATTTATTATGTTGATATAGACCATACTATTTTCAATACTCAAGGTATGGATTACGAAAATAGTAAACCAATCATTGACAGGATAGAAAAAATCAATAAACTGTATGATGAAGGTCATACTATTGTATACTGGACAGCTAGAGGCTCTGGGTCTGGTAAGGACTGGTCAGAGGTGACTAAAGAACAATTTAAACGTTATGGTGTAAAACATCACACTTTAAAATTCGGTAAACCTGTATATGATCTATTTATAGACGATAAGAATATTAATTCAGAAGTTTATTTTAAATGAAGAAAGTAATCATTACAGGAGTCACAGGTCAAGATGGCAGCTTTATGGCTGATTACCTCTTGAAGAATACTGAACACACTATTGTAGCTGGCGTTCGTAGATTAAGCGTTAAGAACCACAAGAATATTGCTCATTTAGTAGATAATCCACGCTTCAAGCTTATTGATCTTGACGTTGCAGATCAAGCTAACACAGATATGGTAATCGCTGAAGAAAAGCCAGATTACTTTATTAATTTTGCAGCGAATTCTTTTGTGGGAGTAAGTTGGAAAATGCCAGTGAATCACATGGAGACTAACGCTATGGCGGTTTTGTATCAACTTGAGGCGATACGCAAACATTGTCCCGAATGTCGATACTACAACGCTGGCTCCTCAGAAGAGTTTGGAGACGTTTTGCATTCTCCTCAGTCAGAGTCTCACCCTTTGCGCCCAAGAAGCCCGTACGGAGTCTCTAAGGCCAGCGCGAGGCATATGGTGAAGGTTTGGAGGGAGTCTTACGACCTGTATGCTATTCAAGGTTGGTTATTCAATCATGAAGGCACTCGTCGAGGAGAAGAGTTTGTCACTCGTAAAATCACAAAGAACGTAGCTCGTATTCAAAAAGAATACGCTAGCGGAGACTTTAAACCTCTAGAATTGGGCAACATAGATGCCTTGCGAGACTGGAGTGACGCTGAAGATTTCGTCAAAGGTATTTGGTTGATGCTTAATCAAGAAAAGCCCAAAGAATATGTTCTTTCTTCAAATGAGACTCATACTATTCGTGAGTTTGTTGAGGAGGCTTTTAATTTTGTTGGCTTTGGTGCTGAGAAGTGCCGTTGGGATGGTCATGGCGTTAATGAAAAATACATGCATGAAGATAAGATTTTAATGCAGATTAACCCAGAATTCTATCGACCTGCTGAAGTACACTTGCTTTTAGGAGACTCTTCGTTGGCCAGAAGAGAGCTTAATTGGAATCCTAAAACTGATTTTCTTGAATTAGTCAGGAAAATGGTTGCAAACGATATTGATCTATGCTAGGATAACTTTATGCCAAGAGGTAAAAAGCAATGCCCTAGCTGCGAAGATTTAGTCGCAACTAGGGCTTCTTGTTGTAGCTGTGGTCACATCTTTACAAAAAAGAAACATGCCAAACCTAAGACCGCTAAACCTAAGACCGCTAAGCCTAAGATAAGTAAAATAGACATCTTGGAAAGGTTAGTTGAAGAGCCAAAAAATAATAAAAGTTTTTTTTATGCTAGGGAGATGAAGATGCTGAATGATTTAGTGGATCTATATTCACTTGAATTCATGAATGTCGTTAATCTCGGTAGGAAATTCGAATCCTTAGCTTATTTCAAACATTCAAAAGTTAAGGAAAAGCTTGACAGGAGGTTCAGAGAGTTTAATTATGTGACAGACAAGTCAAGATACCCCGAATACAATCTAGGTGAAAAAAGTGGCGAAGATCGATTCGTCAAGAGAAAGAAGAAAACAGTAAAAGACTTTTTAGAAGAAGAATAATATGGCTAATAAAAAAACAACAGGGACGATAGACTCCAAAAATCTAGTTGGCAATTTTTTAAAGAATAATAAAGAAGATCACTTCAACTATGAAGAGCAGGTAAACTACAGGGTATCAAGTGGATCTCTGGAGTTCGACCATCATCTTGATGGAGGCTTTGGCCCCGGGTTGCATAGGTTTGTCGGAATGAATGAAGGAGGCAAGACTTCAGCTTCTTTAGAAGTCATGAAGAACTTCTTAAAGATGCCTAAATCAAAAGGAGTTTACTTCAAAGCGGAAGGCAGACTTTCTGACGAAATGATTAAGAGGTGTGGAGTAAAGTTTGTCTTCAATCATGAAGATTGGGAGGAAGGTACATGCTTTGTGTTTGAGTCTAATATTTACGAGACTGTAGTAGATTTAATGCGTCAGCTAGTCTCCTCAAATGAAGAGAAAAATAAATATTGCTTTGTGCTAGACTCTGTTGATGGGTTGATTAAGAAAGCTGATAACGCGAAAACATTTGAAGATGCTGTTCAAGTAGCTGGAGGAGCAAACATCGCTGCTACATTTATGAAGAAAATGTCAATTGCCCTTGGGAAAAGGGGTCACATGGCAATTTTTGTTTCTCAGGTTAGAGCGGATATCAAGTTAGACCCATATTCAAAAGCTCCCGTTCGCCAGACAACTGCGACAGGTGGCAATGCTCTACTTCACTTCGCCAACTGGATTATTGAGTTTGAGCCTCGCTTCGGTGGAGACCAGATACTACTTAATCCATCTATGAAAAAGATGGACCCAAAGACTAATCCAGCTATCGGGCATTATGCTAAAGTTGTTGTAAAAAAATCTCCAAACGAAAAGACTAACACTCGGATATCTTATCCAATCCGTTATGGAAGAACTGGTGGCAATTCAATCTGGGTAGAGAAAGAAGTCGTTGGAACTCTTGAAGCTTGGGAGTTCATCAAAAAGGCTGGAGCTTGGATTTCGATTACAGAAGATTTCAGAGAAGTTCTTTCTGAAGGAGGCTTTTCACTACCCGAAAAAGTTCAGGGGGAGAATAAGTTATTTTCTTTGATTGAAGATGACTCGGCTCTCTGTCAATATTTAGTAGCATATTTTAAGAAAATGTTTAGTGGTCAAGAATGAAATTTTACTCTACAGACGGTAAGTTAAGAAACCTTAAAAACCCCAGAAAATATCACATAGATTGGGAAGCTTCTAGTCGTAGCAAGTTTCAGAAAAGCGTAAAAGATTTTCTATATCCATACTGGAATACTGATGTTGTTTTCGAAGAGTTTAAAGTTGTCGGTAGTCGATTATCATTAGATTTCTACAACGCTAATAAAAAAATAGCTATTGAAGTTCAAGGCGCTCAACACACAAAGTTTGTTAAGCACTTTCACAAGAATAGATACAAGTTTTTAGACCAACTTAAAAGAGATCAAAAAAAGCTCGACTTCTGCGAGATCAACGATATAAAACTGGTAGAGATATACCCCAATGACACTGTGGATCAGGCATTTTTTGAAAACCAAGACATTTACCTATGAATAAAGATGAAGAAGCATTCTCAATCCCAAGTGGATTTGTAGAGAAAATATACGAAATCTCTGGAGATTCTGACAAACATAAGGGTGTCATAATGGTTGCAGCTAATGAATCTGGCGACCCAATTGTCTATAGTAAATTTGATTCTGCAATCACAGAGTTGGGGCTATTGAAAGCTCTTAGTCAGTATCTCACTAGAATGGAAAGCGAAAACGAACAACCTAATGATCTATAGTTACGAATTAGAAAAACAGCTTTTAGCTGGCCTACTAAAAGATCCTCCTTCCCTCATTGAGATTTCTAATTTCATTAGCCATAAGGATTTTTATTCTGAAACCTCTTTTTTACATGCGACTATTTTCAGGGTAATTAAGCAATCTGTTGATGCGGGAGAGGAGCTAGATAATATTATCTTGGCTCAAAGAGTTAATGAAGTTGGACTCAGCTTTGAAGGGAATATCAATGCTGCTGATTACATTAAGTCTCTCGCTATGCGATCTGTTCCTTCAGGGAATTTAATAAAAACAGCAAAGGAGCTTAAGAAGTTCTCGATTAGAAGAGAGATCGTAGAGTCTTCAGAGTTGATCTCAAAGAAGATGAAGGGGATGGCTCCAGAGTCCACTTATAGAGAGATTGTCGAAACAGCCGATCAGATTTACAACTCCAAGATTAACCTGTTTGATATTGGAAGCGATGTCCCCGAAAATATCTATGAAGATATGGAGCATATGATCGAGGAGAGGGGAAACAATCCAATCGAAGAGTTTGGAATGATGGGGCCGCATGATAAAGTAAATGATATTTACGGTTCTCTTTTACGCCCGGGTAATATCACCGTTATTGTTGCTCGTTCTGGAGTTGGCAAGACTCAGTTCTGTATGGATTACGCGACTAAGGTTGCGCTAAAATACGATGTTCCAGTTTTGCATTTTGATAATGGCGAAATGAGCAAAGAGGAACTGATCATGCGTCAGTGTGCAGCTCACTCTGGAGTCCCAATGCATCTTCTTGAAAGTGGTAAGTGGAGACAAGCTGGGCAGGATGTGGTTAATAAAGTTAGATCTGTATGGCCAAAAATAAGTAAATTAAAATTCTATTACTATAATGTGGGTGGAATGGATGTTGATGTAATGATCAACACTCTTAAAAGATTCTACTATTCAACTGTTGGAAGGGGAAACAAAATGGTTTTCTCTTTCGATTACATTAAAACAACTAATGACTCTACAGGTAACAAGAATGAGTGGCAGGTTGTTGGTGAGATGGTAGACAAGTTTAAAAGATGCATTCAGAAGGAGGTTCTTGAAAACGGAGACCCAGTTATCCCAATGATCACTTCTGTTCAGTCAAACAGGAGTGGTATCACAACCAACAGAAACTCTCAAAACATTATTGATGACGAGAGTATCGTGTCACTCTCTGATCGAATCACACAGTTTTGTTCTCACATGTTCATCATCAGGCGCAAGACAGAGGATGAGATACAGTTGGAGGGTCAGCGATTTGGCACTCACAAGATGATCAGTGTCAAGTATAGAAGTTTGGGTAGAGACATAGCTGGGGCTATTGAACCAGTCCAAGTTGAAGATTCTCTAAGAAAGAACTTTATCAATTTAGACTTTAATAATTTTAATATTACGGAGTGTGGCGACCTGAGAGATATCGTCGCTGTACAAAATGGAGATCCACAATTAGATGACAGTATACCAGATGCACCAGCAAGACAAAACAGAGAAGACATCCCAGAGCTTGGTTCCTTCTGAAGAGTTTGAGAAGGTTTTAATTTCAATAGGTTATAAACTTATCGATTGTGGTGATCACTGGAGATCACAAGCTTTATATCGTAATGGGGATAATGCTACCGCTTTAAAAATTTATAAAAATACTGGAGTCTGGATGGACTTTGTAGAACCTAAAGGGTCTTTACCTTTTGATGCTTTAGTTCGAATGACTGTGGGGGATGACCATAAGGTCTCTGAAACTTTAAAAAAAATAAAAAGCGATAAAGTTTATGTCGCCCAAAAAGTAGACAGAATAGAAATGGAACAAATTTACCCAGAGGACTGCTTAGATAAGCTTTTCCCAAATTACAAATTTTACAAAGATCGTGGGATCTCAGAGGAGACTCAAAAAGCTTTTAAAGTCGGCTTGGCTGGAGTAGGTAAAATGTACCGCAGGATGGTCTTTCCCATCTACAACCAAGACAATCATATTATTGGTTTCTCTGGCCGAAAGATAGACGAGGATAATGATTATCCCAAATGGAAGCATATCGGCAAAAAGAATACTTGGGTTTACCCCGCATGTATTCAAGAGAATGAGTGTAGTGCAGAAATTGACCGTTTGGGCCAAGTCATCTTGGTTGAGAGTATAGGTGATGCAATGGCTCTGTATGATCAAGGAGTTAAAAATGTCTTAGTGTTGTTTGGGCTTTCAGCTAGCCCTAACATTATTAATTACTTGTCTAGCAAAGTCTTAGATGACATTTACATTTCAACTAATAACGATTCTAAATCCTCGCAGAATAGAGGATTGATAGCTGCAATTAAGAACTACTTGAAGCTAGCAAAGTATTTTGATTTAGATCATCTTACTATTATACTTCCTCAAAATGGAAATGATTTTGGAGAAATGTATCAAAGTGGCTATAATATTAACAACTGGCTTAATAGGGATATAGATCAACAAGAGCAAAAAGATTATATTAGTAATTTTGTCTCTAAGAACCCAACCTTATTTACTAAGGCTGAAAGTAAAATGGCAAAAAAAATAAATGAGTGATCCTAAAACAGCTTTATCCGCAAGTAGAATTAAGACTGCCCAAGGTTGCTCTTGGTTGTATTGGTGCAAGTATAAACTCAAACTCCCCGATACCAGCAATGACGGAGCGAAAAGAGGCTCTATCTGCCACTTAATATTTGAACTGCTAGGAGAAAAAAAACGAAAGCCTCACTATGATAAAATCATGGAGGCTCAAGATGTTTTCGCTGTACCTTCCATTGAGCGTTTAATAATGAAGCACGCTCGTCGTGAAGAAGTTGATGACGAGGATAATATTCAATTAATCAAAGAGATGACCTTTAACGGTCTCAACTATGACTTCTTTGGTGGTGATTTAGATAAGCCTACAAAAGAGCTTTCTGAGCAAGACTTTGATATCGTAAAGAACGATGGTCAGATAGCTTACAGGATCAGAGGTTTCATTGACAAACTGTTTTTGTATAAAAAACAAAAGTTTGCTTTGATTAGGGACTTTAAGACTAGTAAGGATGTTTTCAAAGGTAAGGATCTTGAAGACAATATGCAGGATTTGATGTACAGCTTAGCCACAAAACACCTGTATCCAGAATATGAAAACAAACAGAGTGAATTTTTATTCTTAAAATTTGATTTAGATCCAGAAGCAAAAAAAAGCGGAGTGATGAGAATGGCTCCTCTGAGCGATGATGATCTTTTCGGGTTTGAATTACAGCTGACTGAGATTCAAAAGTATTTGGACGGTTTCTCTGAAGACGATGCCTTAGCTAATATGGCCTCAGACCAAGGTTTCCCTTCAGATAAATCATTTAGCGGAAAACTTCTTTGTGGTTTCGCAACCCAAAAAGGAGAACTAAAAAAAGATGGAACAAAAAAGTGGCATTGCGCGATGAAGTTTGATTTCTTTTATTACGTTTTTAAAAATGCAGATGGCCAAATTGTAGGCTCTTGCTTTGAGGAGGAGTTCTCAGAGGATGCTGTTCCAGACGGATGCACCCATGAAATTCAATATTATAAGGGTTGTCCGTCTCATTGTTCTTGATCTTTGTTCAGAGTTGTGTAGAATGAGGGAGTAATGATCCCAGTATTTAAATCTACATACTCATACGGTAAAAGTATCTTGACTCTCAAAGGCGAGTCGGAAGATTCTGGCTCAGACTCTCTGATCGAAATGTGCCTTGATAATGGCATTAAGGATGTTATTCTGGTAGAGGATAACCTTACGAGCTTTATGAAGGCATTCAAAGTCTGCTTGGATAACGATTTGAATTTATATTACGGCTTGAGGCTAACCTTCTGCAATGACATGAAGGAAGATTCCAAAAGCTCTAATCATAAAAATATTATCTTCGCAAAGAATGATGAAGGATGTAAGTTGCTGAATAAAATTTACTCTTGCGCTTTTACAGAGGGAGATGGGCGCATAGATTACGCCGCATTCAAAGAGTATTGGGATAGTTCAGCCCTATCTTTTGTAGTTCCTTTCTACGACAGCTACCTTTACGAGAATAATTTTCACCAAAAAAACTGTATTCCTAATCTAGAAGGATTAAATCCTGTATTCTGGAGCGAAGACAACTCTCTTCCTTTCGATCACCTGCTAAATTCTAAGCTTGAAGAAGCTGTAAAAAGAAAGCAATATAAGGTTGTCAAGACGAAGACAATACTTTACAAAGAGAAGAAGGATGTCGAAGCCCTCCAAACATACAAGATTCTTTCGAATAGATCCTTTGGTAAACAATCAACTCTTAGCAATCCAAACTTAAGCCATTTTGGAAGCGAAGAGTTTTGTCTGGAAAGTTACCTTGAACAGTCATGAATGATCAATTATTAAGATTTGACAAGAAGCAGAAGTATCTAGTATTGGATACAGAAACTGAAGGCTTGAATTTGATCAAGTCAAAACCATACCAAGTGTCTTGGATCATAGCTCAAGGAGATACAATCTTAGAGAAGAATAATAGGTATATTTGGTGGGAAGACTTAAATATGTCTGAAGATGCAGCTAGAATCACAAGGTTTGATAAAGGTTTTTACAAATCAAAAGCTGAAGATCCAAAAGTTGTTTGGGGTGACTTCTCTAAAGAGCTTTACAATCCAGAGTATAGGATTGTCGGTCAGAACCTCTTAGGGTTCGATGTGTATATGATTAATGTCTGGAGGAAGTTGATGGGTTTAGGATCTGATCATTCTTATGTGGGCAGGATTATAGATACTCTTAGTTTGGCTAGAGCTATAGAAAAAGAGGATAAGCCTGATTTCGATAACTTCATATGTTGGCAGTATGGTTGGAACAGCTTCTTCCAACGGGGTTTACGAACGGGGCAAGCAGCACTACTTAAAAAGTACAATATCCCTCATGATAAGAATAGATTGCACGATGCTCTCTACGATATCGAGATGAACTTCAAAATTTTTAGAAAGCAGTTATTTAATATAGAGCTATGAGATACAAAAACCCATTTCCAGCTGGAGTAAAGTTGCCAGAGATCGTAGTCCCAAAAGAAATTCTAGATGAATTGGGATTAAAAGAGGGCAGCCCAAACAAAGAGATTCTATACGAGCTTTCTAGAAAAGGTTTGAGAGAGAAGGGTATTACTAAGCTCTCAAATAATAAAGAGTACTATGATCGGACGATTATGGAACTTGAGATCTTTGAGGAGTTAGGATTTATTGATTATATCCTTCTCAACTGGGATGTACTTTACTATTGTAAAAAACAAGATATCCCGACAGGCGCTGGTCGAGGATCTGCGGCAGGTTCATTGGTCCTGTATCTTTTAGGTGTAACAAACATTGATCCAATTGAATATGACTTATTTTTTGAAAGATTCGTATCTAGAAGTAGAGCAAAACAAATTGAGCATGGCGGTGAAATTTTTCTTGACGGCTCTCTTCTGGCTGACGTTGATAACGATATTTCTTATAATCGTAGGAGTGAAGTCGTTGAGTACATTGAGAAGAAGTATAAGGGTCGGACATCTAAAATCTTAACCTTGAATACGCTTAGTGGTAAGCTGTGCATTAAGGAATGTGGCAAGATTGTATCTGAACTCAAAGAGATAGATGTAAATCAAATTAGCGACAGCATCCCCAAGCAGTTTGGAAAGGTGGCCAAATTAAAGGTTGCTTATGAAGAGAGCGAGTCATTTAAGAAGCATGCAGATAATAATCCTAAAGCATTTAAGATAGCTAGAAAGTTAGAAGGTTTAGTGAAAAATACTGGAGTACACCCTTCAGGAATTTCTATTTGCTACTATCAGCAGTCAGATATTATGCCCTTGCAAAAGACTAATGATGGATCTTTAGTTTCGGGTTACGACATGGATGATGTCGCGAGCTTGAGTGTCAAGTTTGACATTCTGGGTCTGAGGACTTTATCAGTTGTCAATGATGTTTGTGAGAGATTAGGTCTGGATGTGAATGATATTGATCCCCATGACCCTTTGATTTATACAGCTTTATCTGACCTGCAAAACCCTCAAGGCTTGTTTCAGATCGAAGCAGATACAAACTTTAAAGTATGCCAAAAGATCGCACCAAGAAATCTTGAGCAGCTTTCCGCTGTCGTAGCTATCGCTAGACCCGGAGCGTTAGACTTCAAAGATCGTTATGCTGAATATGCCAAGACTGGAGAATCCCAATCAGTGCATGAGTTCTTTGATTCTGTTCTAGACTACACAGGGGGCATCCCTCTTTATCAGGAGCAATTAATGAAGATGGCTGTTAAGGTTGGGTTTACCTTAGACGATTCAGAGCAGCTTCGCCGCATTGTCGGTAAGAAGAAGATTGATCAAATGCCAGCTTGGAAGGCTAAGATTAGCGAGAAGGTTAGCCAGCTTGAAAACCCAGATCCTATTATAGCTGATGTTCTGTGGAAGGTAGCTGAAGACTCGGCAAACTACTCCTTCAATAAATCCCACTCAATTAGTTATGCGTATTTGGCAGCTATTACAGTTTATTTAAAATTTAAATATCCACAAGAATTCTTTTTAAGTCTTTTGAGATTCGCCAAGTTTGAGCCAAACAGTCATGAAGAAATAGCAAAGATATCTCAGGAGTTGGCTAATTTTGATATTACACTTCTCCCTCCAGACCTGAACAAGTCAGATATTGACTTCAAGATTGAGGGTAAGGATATCAGATACGGTTTAAATTCAATTAAGGGCGTTTCTGAGAAGGTTTTGATCAATCTTCTAGATTTCAGAGAGGGTTCTTTTGCAAACAAGTATGAGGTGTTTGTGGTGGCTAAGCAGGTTGGCCTTAATATCGGTGTATTATCCAGCCTAATTCAAGCTGGCCTTTTAGAATCTTTTGTTGATGGCAACCGTTCTGACTTAGTGTTGGAGGCTCAAGTTTTCAATGTCTTAACAGACAGAGAGAAAAGAAATTTCATAGCGTTGGGCGAGAAATATAATTACAATATAATAAACTCAATCAATGATGTTATAACTCATGAAATGGTCGCAGATGACAACAAAAAGATTTTCAGAGATACCAGAATCAACACCCTAAAGAAAAAGTGGGAGCCTTACAAGGAAATTTGCAGACTCAATAAACACTCTATTAAGTATGCGAATTGGTATTTTGAAACCAAGCTTTTGGGTTACAGTTACTCGTATAGCATTAGGGATATATTTAAGCACCCCGAAGATTACCAATGCTCTGAATCTGTGAAGATGGCGGGTGAGAGGTCTGAAGTGAGATGTGTTGGCGTATTAGCTGACATCACTAAGAGAACAAGCAGGAACGGCAATAAATACGCTAGGTTAGAACTGCATGACGAAAAAGGCGTGATTAATGCGTTATTTATGGATAGTAATAGAGAATCACGCTTGACAGATTACCTTGATGCTGGTAATAAATTACCTAAGAAAGACGATGTGGTCATCCTCACAGGAAGTAAGGGTGACGATATAATATTTGCTAACACAATAAATACTTTAAAAGATAAGATTTATATGAAGCTTTCTCAGGTAAAATAAGCGTAACTATATATGATGTCTCTAACCGATTACAATCTGACTCCAAAAGCAAAAAAAGCTATAAAGGATGCTAAACTTTTCGCCAAATCAAATAACCATGCTCTAATTAGGATACCCCACTTATTTTACGGGTGCTTATGCAACCTTTCTGATAGGGTGCGACTTTTGCTTGAAAGCAGAGGTATTGAATACTCATCTAAACAATATGTAAAAGATTTTAAAGGTTTCTGTACTGAAAATGACAGCTACTTTTCAAGATCTAAAAACGAAAATGCTTGGCATTCTGAACTCAATGATGTCATATCTGACGCTAAGTCATTCGCTGACGATAATGAAGACTTTTTTATTGGGGTAGATCATATACTTTACTGCATTTTGTCATCTCAGTTCTGTAAGGCTATACAATCAGATTCTTGCGATATATTGAGCATGTCTGAAGTTCTCCTTGAATTGATCATAGACTCTAATTTAGTGATTCCTAAATCAGAAGATTTTTATCCTGAATCTAAACCTTCAGAAGAGTTTTTGGACTTACTTAAGACATCTATGGGGGATCAGCCTTCTGGATTTCTATCTGAGTATTGCGTAAACCTTAATGACCAAGCAATGCAGGAAAATCAAGTACCTATAACCTCAAGAGATGAGGAGATAGATAGTTTAATTGAGATCTTGTCAAAAAAGAACAAAAGCAACGCTATATTGCTGGGAGATTCTGGAGTTGGTAAAACGGCGATTGCTGAAGGTCTCGCTCAAAAAATAGTTAGGGATGAAGTCCCAGCCCACATGAGCTTGTGTACTGTATATAGCGTTGACATAGCGTCTATGGTTGCTGGCACTCAATACAGAGGTCAGTTTGAGGAAAGATTCAAAGGTTTACTCAAAGACGTTGAAATGCGTCCTGAAGCAATTCTGTTTATTGATGAGATTCACACCTTAATGGGCGCTGGCAACTCCAGCGAGAACGGCATAGACGCTTCAAACATGCTTAAACCCGCGCTTGCCAGAGGAGAAGTTAAATGTATAGGAGCTACAACCTTTAAAGAGTACGAAAAGTCTTTTGGTAAAGATCCCGCTCTTAAAAGAAGGTTCGATAAGGTTGAGGTAAAAGAGCCAACAAAAGATCAGACAGAGCTTATGATCAACAATAGCATCTCATACTATGAAAATTTCCACAAAGTTAAATACTCAAAAAGAAATATCCAAGACATCTTAGATCTAAGTGAAATCTATTTATCAAATAAAAAGTTTCCCGAAAAAGCTTTTGATGTCATCGACCAAGTTGGAGCAAAAGCAAAAATCGAGCAGGACTACCCCGCTGAAGACTTAGCTAATATTAGAGAAAGATTTTCTGAAAAAGGCAAAGATTCAGATACAGAGGAAGAATCGGGGCAATTAATTAAAGAATATATTAAAGATCTAGTTTCTTATATAGACAAAGAAGATAAGAAAAGAAAAGTTTCAAAAAGTCAGATCCTTGAGGTCTTTGAAAAGAAAACAGGTATACCCAAAAAAATAATTGGGGAAAGCAACAAATCTTTTTCAAATTTCAAAAAGAAGATACGTTCGGAAATCTTTGGTCAAGACGAAGCTTTAGATAGGATTTACAACATCCTCTGTTCTGTGAAGGTGGGATTAAACGACCCCAACAAGCCTCTAGCTAACTTCTTATTTGTCGGCCCAACTAGTGTAGGTAAGACATTTACAGCTAAGAATATCGCTAAACACTTTTTTGGTAATAAGAATTCATTCCTTCAAATCAACATGAGTGAATACCAAGATAAGACTGGTATCTCTAAATTGCTTGGAGCAAATGCTGGTTATGTTGGTCATGAAGATGGAGGAATCCTAAGTGAATTTGTTATAGACAATCCAAATTCTGTGATCTTGTTCGATGAGATCGAGAAGTGCGATCCGAAAATTCTAGATCTACTCTTACATCTACTCGACGAGGGTTACATTTCAGATAGCTTCAATAGACGTATCGACTTCTCAAAATGCATTATTGTGATGACGACTAACATTGGACATAAAGAAGCTACAAAAAACACAATGGGCTTTATGTCTGAAAATAATGAGCAGGATTCTTATAAAGAAAGTTTGAGTAAATATCTACGACCAGAGCTAATAGCTAGAATACAAAATACCCTAATCTTCAATACACTAAATGATGAGATTATGGCGAATATTGTGGGGGTAGAGATAAATAAGATTAAAAATCGTTTATTAGATAAAGGTATTAATCTCTCTGTTCCCAAAGCAATCCAGAAGTTTCTAGTTAAGGAGATTAAAGCTAAAAAACTAAATGCTAGGAACATAAAAGCTCTAGTTGTGAAGTTAATTCAGTTTCCACTAGCCTCATTTATTATGGATGGAGAGAAAAACAAAAAATTGTCACTAAAAGTTGTTGACAAGACCATCAAAGTCTACTAATATACAAACATGAGTAAGTCAGTTCTTAAAGCTATTCGCAATTCAAAAGGCCGTTTTTTCGGTCTTTACACCAAGCAGGGCGAATCCCTTAACGCCCAGCTTCAATCTGAAACAGACCAAACAATTGTGATTTATGATCGCAATTTTAATCGGACTCGCCGTTTTTCAAAAACCAGTATCGCTGGGGTGCGTTCGGGTTCTCGTAACTTTGGTCGAGTTCGTTGATTTTTCAATAGGTAATATTAGGTTGTAGCCATAACGCAAGACCCGTCCCTTTAAAAGGGGCGGGTTTTTGTTATAATCATTTGTGAACATTAATTCAATATTCAAGGACAGGTTATATAATTTGCCTGTTACTAGTAATCCTAGTAAGGCAGAGCGCAAAATTGTTTCTAAAATATTAGATTGTTGCGATATTAAAACCCCCGAAAGCAAAACCTCCCTTCTTTATGTTGAAGAGGATTATGATTTTTACACTATAAAGGGCGATGTTCGCGGGTTTGATTTGAAATTTTCATTAGATCATGAGAGTAAAAACTTTCTTAGAGAAATCAAAAATGTAAAATCATGCAAGTCTCAATACTCCCCGAAGTATGTAAAAAGCGATACAATAAAAGTGGGTGACAAAATCTGTTTTCTGCTTTGTGAGTCGGATTTATCTGAATCTTTGTTTGATTATGGCAGGTCTATACTATCTAGTCATTTAACTTTGTTTTGCGACTGCTATGCAGATTTCGCTTCTAACTCAAACTACAAGACTCTATATAAGACCATCGTCAAAGAGTCTGTTATGGAATCTGACATGGATCAAATATTTGATGAAGATCAAAAAGAGTTTATCCAAGATAATTCTGATTATGAAAAATGTAAAACAATTGTAGACCAACTCAAATCAGAGATATTAGATCGTGTAGAGAAGCTCCCTAAATTGTATACTGGGAATATCCTTGGAGATATGAGTAAAAACTCAATATTTACTTCTGGAGATCAGTTCCTATTCAAAGATTTAAGATTTGCATGTAAGGGGCATATCTACTCAGATATAGCAAATATAGTTTTATTTTATGGTTTAAATACGTTCTTAGAAAAAAAACTTTTAAAAACAGCTTCAGAGAAGTGCGGAATAGAATTTAATAAAGATTTATATAAACTTTATTATGAGCTAGAATTGAGGCGCAGAGCTTTATACTATTTACTACAATATTTAAAAGAAGTTTATGTTTACGAGTCTATGAGGGTCGAAACGATAATTCAAATTATAGATTCTTTTTCTCAAAGCTATAAAAGACTTTGCAAGATACCTATTTTTAAAGAGCATAGAAAATTTATATTGCAAAATATAACGGAGCCTGTTTTTGGAGCAGAGATTAAAGATTAATTATTGAATTATAACCCCTTTTATGTATCATCATTTATGATTGTTCAGCTTTATAAACCTAACCCTAGAAATACTGGTTGCGCTTTTAGTTGTGATATTGGTAGCGCTAACCAGAAAGGTGAACCTTGTGTTTATGTCAGGGCAGTTAGGCAATTTTCTTGGGACGATAAAAAGAAAACTGGCTCTTTTTCTCAAAACTCAAAGAATCCAGAAGCTTCTATTTCTATCAAACTTAACGAGGTTGAGATTGGAGGGTTGATTCATGCGATTGAAAAATATACAGAGTTTTCTGCATACCACTCCTATGAAGACAATAAAACCCAAATTTCTTTTAAGCCTTGGGAGAGACAGGGAAGATCTAATGCTTTCTCTTTTGGTATCATCAGGAACTCCACTAACAAGTTTGGGATTGGGGTAGAGATGTCAGAAGCTTATTGTTTGCTTGAATTTTTTAGGTTTGCCCTACAAGAGATTTACGCCTTCCGTCTGACTAAAAACGAAGAAATCAAGTCTCGAAAGTGAAGAAAAAAGTTTTATTTCATTCTAATTCTTGTAAAGCCTTTACTGGTTTTGGAAAGAATAAGAAAAACATCATGCGCTACCTACAGAATACAGGTAAGTATGAATTAATTGAATTGGCTAATGGTATGGAGTGGTCTTCTCCCCAATTATCCATAACACCTTGGCGAGCTGTTGGGTCTTTACCATCAAGATCCACCTTGTCAGGAATGAATCAAGAACGTCAGAGGGCAGAGGGTTATGGCTTGTCTGCTGTTGATCGCGCAGTAAAAGAGTTCAAGCCTGATGTATACATTGGGATGGAGGATATTTGGGCATTTCAAAATTATCACATGAAGCCTTGGTGGAATAAAATTAATTGCATGATTTGGACTACTTTAGATAGTCTACCAATTTTGCCCCAAGCTATTGAATACGCGCCGAAAACTAAGAATTACTACGTTTGGGCTTCTTTCGCTGAAGAGGCGATGAATGAGATGGGTTATAATCATGTAAAAACCCTTAGAGGATCATTAGAGCATAATAATTTTATGCGATTGCCAGATGACAAACGTAAAAATTTACGCGAGCGTCATGGCTTATCTGATGAGTTTATTATTGGTTTTGTTTTCAGAAATCAACTACGCAAATCTGTTCCTAATCTGCTAGAAGGTTTTAAAATTTTTAAAAGTAAAAACCCAGATTCTAAGGCTAAGCTTCTTTTACATACTCATTGGTTGGAAGGGTGGGACATCAATAAATTAATCTCTGAAAAGGGTATATCTAAGTTAGATATCCTTACCACATACGTTTGCTCTAATTGTGGAGCTTATCATATTTCACCTTATCAAGGCCAGAAAAAAGATTGCCCGAATTGCGGTTCAAAAGAGACTGTAAATACAACTAATACTCGAAAAGGGGTAAGTGAAAAACAGTTGAATGAAATTTATAATCTTATGGATTTATACTGCCATCCATTTACCAGTGGTGGGCAGGAAATACCAATTCAAGAGGCTAAACTGACGGAGCTTGTGACTCTAGTGACTGACTACTCATGTGGGGTAGACAACTGCACTGAAGAAAGTGGGGGCATCCCTCTCAACTGGAGTGAGTATAGGGAACCCGGGACGCAAATT